AACTCCGTGAAACCCATCCATACCAAATCTTACAGCGTATAAAGAAGTTTCCCCTTGTCCATTTATTGTTGAAACTGGGTCATTAGTTCCTGCTTTAGTTCCCAAGTCAACAAACGGAATTACTCCGTATCTTTCAACCTGCTGTCCAAATTCATTCATTGTAACAGTGTATTGGGCTGAACGTCTTGCACAGGCTCTTAATCTGGCAATCAGTTTTGTGTTCCCAGCTAACATTGATGGTGTTCCATCTAGCCCCATTAAAAACTCGTCTAACAAGTCTAAAAACAGTTTGTAGTTTGTGTCTACCGCCGCTGAGTCTGATAAGTCAATTGCTGCCGTTGGTATAAATTCAGTTGTACTTCCTGTAACTGCTTTTTCTAATCCGTCAAACGCTTTCGCATTTACTCCTGAATCCCCATTGATAACCGTGTCATTAAATAACGCTGATGCCGCTTTAATTTTTTGAGTCATTTGCAGTTGAACTTCTGAAACAATTCCACCCATATCTGCAATAATTCTATCAATCTGGAATGATCCCCCAAAGATTTTCAAGTCTACATTATGTCTCTCTTTAGAAACTTCTGCAGGTGTGTACTCCTGATTGACTTCCCTGAAGTCAGCAGTTGGTTGAGTTTTCAACCTTGTATAACCATAAGTCATTGTAGTTCCTCCACCAGTAGGCGAAACCACGTTGTCAAATGGTATGTTACTCATAATAAAATTACTTTTTGCAAATTCATCGATTACTCCAATCTGCAAATCATCCTGTACGTTCTTTTTAGCTTCTGCTAATGTTATTGGCATATAAGCCACCTCCTATTATTCATTTTTATTTACCATCAGTCTTGCCATTATGGCGTCTCCTAATGATTTTGTTTGGTTCGCACCTTCTGTACCTGTATTCCCTTCTCCAGGTTTAACTCCTGAAAAGTTAGGCTCCTTCGATTTTGATTCCGCTCTTTTAAATAACATTTTGCTGTCTTCAGCAGTTTTCAAAGCTTCTATCTGTTCATTAATACCAATCAGAACTTCTCCATCCAGTTTAATTCTACCCATGTCAAGTAAAGCCTTAACTGCTTTAATATTAATCGCATTTGAACTCAGCAAAGTGTTGTCGATTGCACTTTCCAGTTTAAATTTAGCAAGTTCAGCGTCAAAATTATCTTTTGCAGCTTTATTATCCTTTTGCAAGTTCTCAATAGTCTGCTTCATTGTTTCCAAATCCCCTGAACTATTCTTTAAATTTTCAAGCTGCACATCTCTGTCCTTTAAGTCTTTTTCCAGCTGTTTTTTTGTATTATTCACTTCATCAAATCTTGATTTTGGAATAAATCCTTTCAACTGTTCCGCATTTGCTGACAGCACTTTTTCTGCCTGTTCTTCTGACAGACCTAATTTCAACAAATCTTCTTTGTTCATAATCTATTCACTCCTATTCATTTTTTACGTTGTATGCCAACGAGATTAGATTTATACTAAATCCCATTTAAAAAATAGAAATTATATTTTATTTATTTTTTTATGGCAAAGGATCAAGACCTCTTGTTAAATAGATTTTATAATAAATCTATTGCTTTAATGGGAAATAGTATTAGATTTGTTCTTTTACGCCTGCAAATCTTAAAAGGCGAAAATAAAAAATCACGACTAAATTAATAATCGTGATTAGTTTTTTTTTTCTTTATTGATTGTCTTCCTTGTACATTTCCCACAAATCTGAAAGTTTAAAATCTAAATCTTTTTCTTCTTTTAGAACTTTTTTCATAAACTCAAAAAATTCTTTGTGAAGCTCAATTTCCTCTTTCGTAAAAGGTCCATCAAGCCCTCTCCATCCCATTTCGTCTCTTTTTCTCTGATACTCTTTTTCTTTATCTCTCATTTGTTTAAATGCTTTATATAGCCTATGTTCTCTTGATAACATATTTTTTTCTCCTATAGTTTAGGTTTTTATCTTTTGCATTTAGTTTTTGTAAAATCTGTGCAACATCTTCAAAATTTAATTCTCTAAGTTTTTGAATATCATCATTAAAATCTGTCATATCCATCTCAAACATATCCTTTGACAATTCATGCACATATTTTTCATCAATCGCTCTCATATATTTGAACTTCCCATTCCTGAAAGTGTCAAAATCTCCACCACTGAACCCCCATTCATGCCTTCCTTCTGGGTGATTGTGAGTTATAGAAGCGTTCTCAAAACGTATTGATTTGATTCTTTGCATAGGTAACGAGCCTTTATCACCCTTTATAACGTATATTTCTCCACGCTCAGTTACAACCATAGCACTTTCATAGGTATTTTTGACTATTTTTTCTTCATATTTTTGCAAAAGCTCTTCTACACTATTATACCTTGAGTCTTTAATATTTCCAAGTAATCTGTATCTTCCTTCAGGAACTTTTACAGTTGTATTGACAAATCTTTTATTCGCGTATTCAATTTCCCAGTCTTTATACTTGATATCACTTGGGACGTAATAAGTTTTTCCATCTTTATCCCTTGCAGCACGTTCTCCTTCTTCCTCATCTTCAAAATATGGAGCTGTAGTTGTCCTGCAGTTGACGTGAAATGGTGGAGCAGTTGTACCAATTTCATAATCCTTAAACTCAAAAACTTTACCATCAAGGCTTTGACAAATTTCAGAAGTTCTGCTATCAAGAGTTGCAACAACTTCGTATCGTTCAATATTCAAATCCTCATAAGTCTTAATTCTAGCTTTAGAAGCATAAGCGGCACTTTCAGTATAGACAAGCCTTCCCACATTACTTTTACTTGCGCCCATTCTTTTAACAACTTTTTCTATTAAGGTATCTAGCTTGTCTCCACGAATAAACGCTTGAGTCATTTCAGTATGTAATGTATTTATCAATTTATTTTTGTCTTCCCATATCCTGTCTGAAAAATGTTTACCATCAGAAGCCCAAGGACTAGAAATAACCGTGTCTACCAATTTATCATTCATCTTATACAAATTTGAACCAATATCCATACCAGTACCTTTTGCTATCTCAAAAAAAGTATGATTGTATTGGTCTTTATACAATCTCGACAAGTACTCCTCAAAACCTTTTCCATTATCATCGTACAATCTTTCTATTCTTGCTCGTACCTGAAGTTTTAATGCTTCTAATCTCTCTATATGATACCTTGCACTTGCATTTTCAAGTTCTTTTTGAAATGATAACCCCTCTTTCCCAGAGCCTTTTTTTATATACTCTTCCGCAGTCCATTTGAACTCCTGTTTTTCTTTCTTACTAAGCATTTCCTTCGCATCTGCTAAAGATACTTCGTTATTTTTAGCAATTCTATTATACCAAACTTCGATATCTTGATTTATTCTAACAATAGCCTTATCATATTCAGCTTGCTGCTTCTTTATTTCTTTTCCAGCCATTTTATTAACGCGTTTTTCTTCTTCTATAAACCTATCTTTCCAATAATCACTCATTTATATCACCATTGTGGTTATGTACAACGTTCCTAAAATTTCCATAATCAGTTTGCTCTTGCATTTCTTGTTCTGAGTTTTCTTTTTTCATTCTTGCAAGTTCTTCTTGAACATCTGTTACCCAAGGATGTTGTGCAACCAATGTTTCGTCCGAAATTATCCCAACCGAATTTCTAATATCTGAAATAGCTTGACTCTCGTTTATCAATATGTCTCTATTCAACACAACTTCCACTTTTTCTTTAAGAAAATCACCTTGTCCAGTATTCTTCAAATGATTTGCCACAAACCATATCATTTCTTCAAAACTTGCCTGAAACTCTGTTTCAAAATCATTTGCTTCCAAGTCTATGTCCGAGTACATTGAACGTATATTAAGCTGATTCGGATTATTACCAAGTGTATCAGACTTACTGTCAAATCCACCACCATTTTCAATTATAGTTTTCTTCAGTAGTTTCACAATACTTTCATAATTCCCTGCATTTACTTCAACTTGTAAACTTGATACATCTCCATCTTCTCTAACTTTAACAGCACCAAATGTTGAAAGATTTTTTCTAAATGCACCTAAATTTTCGCCATCATAATTTTTAATGATTAAAATTGTATTTCTACTGTCTTCCTGCATGTTATTCATAAAATCACTTATAAGCATGTTTAAAGCGTCTTGTAACGATTTTACTCTTTTAAGCAAGGATTGTTCCAACTCGTCGGCTTTGAAGCATATAAGCGGTATTTTCTGCCAGTTGTAAGGCTTGTCATCAACACTTAGGTATGCCTTCTTTTCAATTGCCATAAGTTTTGTATTGTTCATTTTGTAATACTCAACTCCAGACTTTCTGTAAATCTCAACATAGTTTTCAGTATCATACGCCCCATTTTTATAAATCTCTCGACTGTAAACTCTTATTGCATAATCAAGCTCTTCATGCTCATTATCAAGCCAGACAGGAATAACCTCAATTGAATTTAATCTCTTGAATCTTAATTTCCCTGTTTCATCAACATACAAAAATAACCACCCAAGTCCATTGTTGTAGACATCAGTGGTTACTCTTTTTAGTATTTTAAGAAAATTTTTATCAAACAGTTCATTTAATTTATTATCATATTCCTGATTCTCACTTTTAATACTTGGAGTTTTAGAAATTATGTAATTTACTTTTTGCTTTACTAATTTTTTATACTGGTTATCTACTATTCTATTATTTGGTAAATTATGAATTTCTGTCAATTCACCATTTTCTCCAATAGCTGTTCTTTGCCTAAAAAGTATATCATGTTTCCCACGATAATAATCATTCCCATCTTTCATTTCTCTATATTTCCGACTCGCAAAATACCACATTATAATATTTTCAACTTCGCTAAGATTGATATTCTGTTCTCCCATTTTATCTTTTCTCCTAAATAATTTCTTAATAAATTTAAACATTTTTTCTCCTTAATCAAAAGAAAATGTAGGGCCTTTTGAATAGCTCTCCAGTGCATATCTCATAGCATCCATTAAATGGTTAAAATCGTCTACAGGCTTATTGACTGGATTGTCAAACTTGTCCTTATCCCACATATAGTTTGATATTTCGGTTATGAAATTCACACATCTGGGATGAATGATAATTTTATAATCCTGAATATATTGAACTCCGTTATTAATACTGTCCCTACCTTTTCTTGATTTTCTTATGCCTTTCAATCCCAAATCATAAAGTTCATCAATGGATTTAGGCTCTTGGCTATCTGCCACAATTTTTTCTTTTCCATAGCCTTTTCTGATAATCTCTTCAGCGATTTGACGGTTTTTCATTGCGTTTTTATAAATCTCGTCAAACACATAAATTTCCTTATTTGCTACATCAATCAGCCCACAGAAAAATGCTGACGGATCATTGGTATACCCAAAGTCTAGTCCGAAAGCTGATTTCACACCTTTACGTTTTGAAATTTCATTGACATCAAATTCTTTTTCTTCCCAGTTCTCATAAACAAGCCCTTCAACAGGGCGGTGATATTAAAAAGCTGACAAAGAAGATTAATCTTTATAGAAGACGAAAATGAAGAATTATCTGAAAATATTGATGCTTTGTACTTCTTTATTATTGGCATCTTGTGGTACGAAAAAGGCAATGATAAAAGAAGGTGACAGGAAGCTGGCCGGAGCGTTAAGCAACGATTCCAGCGAAAATCAATCATTGACGTACGTGCAGAAGGTGTACGATCAACAAGTATATGTACAAAACATGGTCAGTGATATGAGTTTCCGTGCAACGGCAGGTGATAAAACAGTGTCTGTACCCGGTTCACTTCGTATGCGTAGGGATAAAGTGATTCGGCTTCAGCTTTTTATTCCTATTATAGGCAGTGAGGTAGGGCGCTTGGAATTTACACCAGACTATGTGCTTGTAGTTGACAGGATTCATAAACAATATATTAAAGGTGATTATAATCAACTTGATTTTCTCAGGGAAAATGGTTTGAACTTCTATTCGTTACAAGCTCTTTTCTGGAATCAGTTGCTGATACCGGGGGCTGTTCGTGTAGGTGAGGGAGACCTTAGTAAGTTTAAGGTAAGTCTCGATGAAATGGGAGAAAAAATACCTGTCAGCCTGAAAAACAAGAATATCTTATATAGATGGGATACTAATCGGTCGAACGCCCGTATAGAAAAAACTGAGGTTGTTTACGAATCACCTAATCGGAACACATCAAAGCTGATATGGAATTATTCGGGTTTCAAATCATTAGGGTCAAAAATGTTTCCTCTGTCTCAGGAGTTTTCCTTTACAACGCATGCAAATGGCAAAGAGAAAAATGCAACTGTTCGTATAGAAATGGACGATATAAGGACAACGTCCGACTGGGATACAGAGACAACCAT